CTAACTTCTGAAATATACCAGATCCCCCGTCTTGTGCTGCTGTGCTACTGGATGTTGCTGGCGTATTATTTTCTTTAGCAGTAGTAGAGCTGCCTCCGCTAGCAGCTGACGAAATATCATTAGGAAATAAAATTAAAATTTCATCTGGGACTGCAACTTGTCCGTCTTCTTTTTGTTGTTTATATCTTGCATTGGCTACAACTTGTAAACTTTGCTCGCCTGTTTGTAAAATTTCTTGCACTGTTTTGCCTTTAATAGCAATATCATTTTTTATTAATTTATAACTGTCATTTAGTGCTACTGCATTAGCAATCGTAGCTACAACATTATACGTGCTTCCGCCGGCTGTAACTTTAAAGATTAAATTGTTAAATCTAAAAGGTATAAATTTTCTAGTGCCTGGAACCATTTTCATATTGCCTGCTTGGTCTGCACCTCTAAATTCTATCATTAATAAAAATACTGCATCAGTATAATTCAAATAACCTTGTTCGTATGCGCTTTGTTGTACAGCAGCCATAAACAGACCCATACTATAAGGTTCGATTATTTGGAATTCTAAGTTAGTTGAGTTTGTGTTACCGGTCGATTTTTCAAAACCGTATTGACCTACTATCTGCACATTGTCAATATAAAAATCAAACTTACCAGCGGCAGTCTGTACGCGGTTGTTAGGATCAGCATTTGCACTTTTTAAAATCCAAGGAGGATATTTGCCTGCAAAATAAGATTGGTCTGGGAAATTAAAACTATTTGCATCTAAACAGCCAATTGAAAACAAACAAGTATAACTTGCATAGTCGTGCAATACATTTGGCATTGGCAATTTTTTATCTGACTGAACAACCCCAAGTGCCGAACCTGAAAAAATATTACCGATGCTTGCTGAAACGGAACTAAGGGCACCTGAAATTGCTCCCCCAATTTGATCGCCGATGGCAGAAAGTCCGGAGGCAGGCCCAAAACTTGAAAGACTATTTTTTGCTGTGTTTACTGCATTAGTGGCAGAATCAACAATTCCAGAAAGTTTATCTAATGACATTTTAAATACCTAAGATTGTTCTCAGACTGCTGTTTTTAGGAATATAAATTTGAACTCCTGGGACAAAATCAAAAACTGGATCTTGTATAACGTCTAAATTTCTTTGCATGAAGACCCACCACAAGGCAGGTTCTCCATATAAGTCATAGGCAAGGATGTCAGGTCGATATGCATAAGGTGCAGTTATTGTCCAATACACATCATCTGGTTCGGCGCTCACTGGTCTAATAGTTAATACATCGAGGTAATCTTCTTTAACTTCGGTATTAAACCAAGGACTAAGGTTACTATAAGTTGCCATATTATACGTATCCAAAAGAATTTGTCATATATCCGCCTGTTACAAACCTGTCTAAACTGAAAGTTCTAACACTTGTTCTGCTATACATTGTTTGTAATGTAATTGAAAAGGAACTCTTTGTTGGTACATAGGCTTTTCCTCCAGAAGTTGAACCACCAAGTCCTAGTGATCCGGCAATGCTGGCTACTTGTCCAATACCGCCAGCAATACTACCAACTGTACTAGTAATTCCACTAAGTCCTGGAATAGCTCCTCCTAGTGTACTGGCAAGACCACCAATGCTATCAGTGATCCCGGCGACTGCACCTGCTGCACTGCCAACCACATCGCAACTAATATAGTCTGCATCTTTTGGAAGTTGTACTTGGAAATTTGTTATTGCAACAGGAACATTTTTAAAAACATAATTTCCATAGCCGTTTAAGAAAACAATTGGCGGTGGATTACCTGCTTTAGGATCAAATCCTGTAAACATTTTTGTAACACTGCGACAATAGTGTAAGGCTGCTATCCAATATAATGCTTGTGCCGAATCTTCTACATACATTGGTGCAGTAATTGATATTTGTCCGGGACTGCTACTTTCATAAGCACTAAAGGGATAATTACTGTGTATCGTTTGTATTTGAGTGTACTTTGCGTTGCCTGATAGCTGGATTTCTGGAGTATATGGAAACACAAATCCTCCTGCATCCTTTAGAGGTTTCAAAACTGGACTGCTTTTAAAGCTAGACCAGTTGGGCAGGCTAAGTCTTACACGCCAATCCTTACTATTACCAGTATCAGAGAACAGGGAGACTGCACTAAGAACATCACCTATTGCTTCGCCAGCCGCTGGTAATCCTGATAACGCCATACGTGCAGCACTAGCTACATCTCCTGCGCTACCAATAGAACTAGCAAGGTTTCCAGCAACACCTATTGCATTTTCAACAGCACCAAATGTTGTACTAACGGCGCCAATAGATGATGATAATGATTGTCCTACGCTGAATAAGCTCATGATATATTCCTATTTGGTAATGTATTTATTTGACTTAATAAAGTGCGTAGTTTATAATGTTACATCGGAGATCAAAAAAGGATGACAACCATACCGCCAAAAGTAAATTACCTAAATAATAAAGACATGTTATTAGAGATACACAGGTCCAAAAGCTCTTATTGTAGTTTTAAAGACCCTTCGTACCATCAATATGATATTATTTTACCAAATTTAGAAAAAATCAATATTAGAACTATTGCAGAAGCCAAAAGAAATAAAGCAAAACGTTTGGCAGACGAAGATTACGCAAGAAGAAAAGCAGCAGGCGAAAAAGTAAAAGTAGCCGATTGCGAAATTGATTACAAAAAAATTGCCAAACAAGATTTAGTCTTTAGGATCATGACTTACGATCATATTCCTACTAACACTACTAGAAAAAAGAATCCTAAGACAATCGCCGACGGAAGAGATAAAGTTAATTTTCCTCCATTCCAACATTGGAAGTTTAACGAAAATGATGAATTAGTATGTGTTGGCAAGTCGCACTGGAAAGGCGACTTAGAAAAAGGACACTTTGACAAAGATGCTGGTCAAATAACTTCAGGTTTGGCTCGTATGATGATTAAACTTTGTGAAAGATATGCTACACGAGGCAACGTTCGTGGTTATACCTATAACGACGAAATGAAAGGCCAAGCTATTTTACAGCTAACACAGATAGGACTACAGTTTGACGAGTCTAAAAGCGATAATCCGTTTGCTTATTTTACTGCCGCAGTTACTAATAGTTTCGTGCGGGTTATTAATATTGAAAAACGTAATCAGAATATTAGGGATGACATACTTGAAATAAACGGTATGAATCCTAGTTATAGTAGAACTGGACAAGGAGAGCATGAAGCTGCCTTAAAACGTTATTCGGAAGGATCAGATGAGTAATTTGTTTAAAAAAGTTGCCTGTTTTACAGACATTCACTTTGGCTTGAAATCAAATAGTAGTGTTCATAACAAAGATTGCGAAGACTTTGTAGACTGGTACATTGCAAAAGCAAAGGAGGAAGGATGTGATACAGGTATCTTTATGGGTGACTGGCACCATAATCGTAATAGCCTTAACATTACTACTATGGATTACAGCCTTAGGGCCTTGGAAAAACTGGGCGAGGCGTTTAACCAGTTCTTTTTCTTTCCTGGTAATCATGACTTGTATTACAAAGACAAACGGGATATACACTCTGTGGAGTTTGGAAAGTATATTCCTGGTATTACTGTCGTTCATGAGCCTACTATTGTGGGAGATGTCATGTTATGTCCGTGGCTTGTAGGAGAAGAATGGAAAGCAATTGGTAAGAAAAAAGCCAAATACATCTTTGGGCACTTCGAGCTTCCGCACTTCTATATGAATGCTATGGTACAGATGCCCGACCACGGTGAAATACAACTAGATGCTTTTGAAGGTTATGAGATGGGCTTTAGCGGGCACTTCCATAAGCGTCAAAGTAAAGGCAATATGCATTATATTGGCAATGCTTTCCCACACAATTACGCAGATGCATGGGACGACGAACGTGGCATGATGGTTTTAGAGTGGGGTGGCAAGCCTAAATACTTTAGTTGGCCAGGTCAACCTACATTTAGAACTGTTAAACTCAGTCAACTAATTGATGATGCAGATACTCTAATACTACCTAAACAGCATTTACGTGTAAGTTTAGATATAGATATCACTTACGAAGAAGCAAGTTTTATCAAAGAAGATTTTATGAACCGTTATGAGATTAGAGAGCTAACACTCATAACAGAAAAGAAGGAAGTTGAGATCAATACCAATATTGATATTCAAAACTTTGAAAGTGTAGATCAAATTGTATCCAAGCAACTTGCTAATATCGACAGCGACACGTACAATAAGAGCACTTTGCTGGAAATTTATAATAGCCTATGATTAAATTAAAGGAATTAACTGTCAAAAACTTTATGAGTGTGGGTAATCAAACCCAAGCAGTAGACTTTGGCAAGGAACATCTAACACTGGTGCTAGGAGAAAACTTAGATCAAGGTGGAGATGATAGCGGATCACGCAACGGTACTGGTAAAACTACTATCGTCAACGCATTAAGTTATGCATTGTTTGGTACAGCATTAACTAACATTAAAAAAGATAATCTTATTAACAAGATTAACAATAAGAACATGTTAGTTACGCTAGCGTTTAATAAAGACGGCGCCGATTATCGCATTGAACGAGGACGGAAACCCAATGTTTTAAAGTTCTATGTAAACGATCAGGAACAAGAAACAGAAGAAAGTGATGATGCACAAGGTGATATGCGTGAAACCCAGAAGGACTTAGATGACTTGCTGGGTATGAGTCACGATATGTTTAAACATATTGTTGCTTTGAACACTTATACAGAGCCGTTCCTTAGCATGAAAGCTAATGATCAACGTGCAATTATTGAACAGTTGTTAGGTATTACCCTATTAAGTGAAAAAGCAGAAAACTTAAAAGAACTTATTCGTCAAACCAAAGATGCAATAACGCAAGAAACTGCTGACATAGAAGCAATTAAAAAATCAAACGAGAAGATTAGGGCTAGTATTGACAGTTTGCTTACTAGACAAGCGGCTTGGAACAAGCAACACGATCAAGATTTAGAAAAGATTGCCCGAGCAATTGTAGAGTTAGAAAGTGTAGACATTCAAGCAGAAGTAGAAGCCCATGCTTTGCAAAAAGCCTATGCGGAGCATAGCGCAAAGCTCAAGAGCCTGAATAAGGAAAGGGCTACGTTAGAAAGCGCGACAGCGCAAGCAGAGCGAAGCGTCACGAAGTACGACGGCGAGCTCGCCAAATTGGCAAACAAGACCTGTCATGCGTGTGATAATAAGCTACAAGATCATAAACATGAAGAAATGACTACTGAAGCTGAAACTAATCTAGCTGATGCCCGCAAGTATTTGGATAAAGTTACTGCTGACCTCAGCAAGATACAGGCAGAGATTAAGTCTATTGGTGAGCTGTCACGGCCCGCCGACACTTATTACGAAACAGTTGAAGAGGCTCTCAAGCATCAAAACAACTTACAGACACTGGAAACACAGTATACCGTTAAACTTGGTGAAGTCGATCCATACCAAGAGCAAATTGATGAACTTACTAATACAGCATTGCAGGAAGTCACATGGGACACTGTCAATGAATTGACTACATTAAAGGAACATCAAGAGTTCCTACTTAAATTATTAACAAGTAAAGACAGTTTCATTCGTAAGAAGATCATAGATCAGAACTTAGCATACCTTAATAATAGATTAACCTATTACTTGGACAAGATGGGATTGCCGCATACAGTGGTATTCCAGAATGACCTAACCGTTGAAATTACCCAGCTGGGTCAAGACTTAGACTTTGACAACCTAAGTCGTGGGGAACGAAATAGGCTTATACTTGGACTATCCTGGGCATTTAGAGATGTGTGGGAAAGTTTATATCAAAACATCAATTTGTTGTTTGTTGACGAACTGGTTGACAACGGCTTGGATGCATCTGGTGTTGAAAACGCACTGGCTGTACTGAAAAAGATGGCACGTGAGCGCAAGAAGAACATTTATCTAATCAGTCACAAGGACGAACTGATTGGTCGTGTTAACAATGTGCTCAAGGTTATCAAGGAAAACGGCTTTACCAGCTATGCAAACGACTTAGAAATCAATGAGTAAACACGTTGACCCTATTGATTATCAAGATGGAGAAACTCACGAACAGCTGATGAATGCGTTCCGTGAGTACTTCAAGTCTAATCAAGAATGGGTTAATAGAGGCACACGTAGGGCAGGCGAGAACAGTCGTTACTGGCTTGCCCAAATTAGAATCATAGCTAAGGCTCGCAGAGAAAAAATACAGCAATACCGTGTTCATTTGGACAAAACTAAGGCTCAAAAGAAGGCAGGGGAAGGAAAAGGTTCTGATACATAGTTGATGTCTTGGACACATCACAATCAATTAGTAGAAGAAATACCAGAAGGCTACATTGGCTTCGTTTATCTTATTACAAATCTCACTACCGGGCAAAAATACGTAGGCAAAAAACTAGCACAGTTTAAGCGTACCAAACCACCACTCAAAGGCAAAAAATTAAAACGTAGGTCTGTCGTTGAAAGCGATTGGCGTGACTATTGGGGTTCGTCAGATCGGTTGAACGAAGATGTCCAAGCACTAGGTCCGGAAAAATTCACAAGAGAAATACTTTATTATTGCAAAAGCAAAGCAGAAATGTCTTACTTAGAGGCAAGAGAACAATTTGAACGGCGTGTTTTAGAGACTGACGAATACTATAACGGTATTATTAACGTTAGAGTAGGCGGGTCAGCTATCCTAAGACAGCGGTTAATAGAACAAGCACAAGGCAAATCAAACGGTTAACAGCTAGCGCAGGCTAATTTCGTGCGCTCTATACCTGGACCTAGGGTCGCAGGGATGGAAATCTCTCGCCGTTATGAGTACTCAACCACTACCCGAAAGGATGAGGACAGCTTAAAACCTGCTGTTTGGTTGTTGGAAAAGGAATAACATAGGTAAAATGAGGGTTAATAACCCACGGCTGTGCAAATGATAGCAGATTTGTACAGACCCGCCGTTGTAATAAGACGGAGCTCGAGGTACCGGACAACCGCCTCTGCAATGCTCTACTGCTGTGTGACATGTGCAACTCAGATAATGTCGAACTTTAGCCCATTAGGGCTAAGTGTGACTGAACAATCTAGATAATATCTTAAACGCTTCGCGTTAAAATAACAACAAAAGTTCGAGCGATAGCGAAGAACAGATGAACGTAAGTTCATCTTTAATAAATACACTACTATGAAAATTACAGAAATTGTATCTACACCTGAATTAGAAGAAAGCCTTACCGGAGCAATAGGTAAAGGTCTAATCGGTTTAGGTAAAAAGCTAGGTGGTAAGGCCGCTGGCCACGCAGATGATGCCGCTAAAGCAGCAGGAAAAACTGCGGACGATGTTCCGCAATCTTGGCAAGATAAGCTATACAAAGCAAGTAAAGAACAAAGAGCTGCTGCCGAATTAGCCAAAGCAAATGCTGATAAATTTGCTAAAGCTATGGAAAATTTAGAGCCTGTCATTACTAAAAGATTAAAACAATTTCTTCTTTGGGAAAGTCTTCTTGAGTACTGGTACAAAGTTAGTCAGTTACATGCCAAGTATCCGGGATCTGACGAAGAAGACGAACAAAATCCAGAATTTATTAAAGAACGTACACGCCTTCGTGGGCAATTGATCATTCAATGGCTAACTCCAAAGATCAGTAACTTGGTTTTGTCTGCTGGCGGCAAAGCTATGAACGCTGCTACATTTGGAATTCCAGTAATACAGTCTTTATTAAAGAGAATTCCTTATGCAGGACCAGTTGTTGTAGATTTAACTAAGCCAGCTGTACGTGCCGCAGTCACTGCCTTTATTATGACTCCTGGTGGTGCTCGTTGGTTAGCAGAAGTTACTGCCGAGTTTGCTGACCCTATTGGTAGCTTACCAACACTAGCTAACAATATCTACAACTGGCTTACTGATAACTTGCCTAAAGAAGAGCCAGCCGCTGATGGCAAAGCTGATGCAGGTGCCAAAGATGATGCTGGCGGAACAAGCACTGGTGGTGCAGCAGCTTCTGGACAAGCAGGACAACCTGCAGGTGAAAAAATAGATAGAATGGATTTTAATAGACCTGCTAAAATAGCACCTTATGATTTTACTGTGGCAGATGTTCTAGACAAAAAACATCGTTAAATTAAATTCATTTGAGTAGCTTTAGTTGCTTCAATATTTTCTTTAATAATATCTTGCATTATTTTGATATCTTCTAATGTGTAGCGATCAAACAAGTCGTTTATATTAACTCCGCCACGCATAAACCAACTTATTCTAAATAATTCTTCTTTAAATTGTATTATATCTTTGTCAAGCCTAACAAGATATTCTGCTATTTCTTCTTCAGAAAGTCTAGTTAGGCGTTGACGAAAAAATTTGCTTGGTCTAATTCAATAGTAAATTTGTCTTCGTGACCACAATTATCACACTTGATATAATTTTCAGGAATGCGCCACACTTCATTATTTTTTGTTACATGTTCTTTAAGTTTATCAAACAAAAGTTTATCAGCATTTTCTAACCATTCTTTAATATAAGCACGCTCAGTAACAACTCCTTGCGGCGTTTCTACACTTTCAACTCCTGCCATAAACACTTTGTTTTGTAGTTCACCAACTTCTTTAAAAATGTCTGCAATGTGTTTTTGTTTTATTTCTTCATCCTGTATTTCTACAGCCTGTGCTAATCTTTTTTGAAATGCAAAATTTTCTAAGTTAAAACCAGTAGCTTCTTTATAAGTTAATGGTCTTAGTTTGATAGTTAAATCACCGTACACAAGTTTACCGTCGAACTCGCAACGACCAAAATGATCTAGTATGCCTGGCAAACTAACATCAAAATCCATCTCATTAGAACAATTTTTACAAACATGACCAACGGTCATAGTTTCACCGTATGTTGCAATTCTTATAGCAACTAATAGTGCATCAAGATCAAGATTGTTAACATCCCATGCATCTTTGATACTAGGGCAGCAACTCTGTATGATTTTTACAGTTGCTTCACCATTTAATAGTGCATCAGGAGTTTTAACTAGAATTTCGTCCATACCAGTCATACCAAAAATAGGAAGGTTATCAGCAGATCCATCAATAGAACCAGGCTGATTGTAAATTCCTAGTGTTGGTAATTTTAAAAAGATTTTAGGTTGTCTAAAATACTGTTGCAATGGATTAATAGCCATAATTTCTCCGGATAAATATAATATACCTAGTATTTATATACGCACTTTTCTTGGAAAAATAAATGGCAGATCCAGTAAAATTAGATGACGACAGTCTTGAAAAGCTAGCCAAGATGCTAAACAATAACCGTGGCAGCGGAACTAGTTCTGCTCTCAATTTAACCGGCGCCACGGAAGGTGCAAATGCTTTTGGAGCAGCGACAAAAACAGGCGCACAAGCAGTAGAAGGTCTATCTAATAATTTAAAATTAGGCGGCCAAGAAGCAGTAGGTCTTGTTAATACTTTTAAACAGTTTACAACTGTAGGTATTAACTTTTCTAATGATGCGCTAGCTTTCAGAGGTAGCATTGCTCAAACAAGACTTAGTGTAGCAGAATACGACAGTGTCATTTCCAAACTAATTCCAAATATTGCTTCGTTAGGCGGAACAATAACTGACGGAACTAAAAAGTTTAACCAAATGTCTCAAGAATTTGGTGCAACCGGTGCAGCAGATCAGCTAAGACAAATAGGTTTTACTACTAAAGAATACAATGAAGTTTTAGCATTAAGCCTTGCTGGTAAAAAAGGATCAGATCTACAAGACGCACAATCTCGTCAAAAAGCCAACATGGCTGCAACTGAACTAGCCCTTGAAATGGACAAAGTTGCTCAACTAACTGGAGTTAGTAGGCAAGAGCAACAACGAGCATTACAAGAAAAACAAAATAATATGCGGGTACAAGCCACTATTGAACAGCAAATTAGGGCAGGTGGCAAAGATGCAGCAGACGCATATGATAAAATGAAAGTTCAACTTGCTGGATTAGGATTAGACAAGTTAGGCGATGAACTATATTCTGGTCAAGCACTTACAAAAGATGCTATTAACCAACTTAATGCTTTAGGCCCAGCTGGTACACAATTAAGAGAAGCTATTAATCAAGTTCGAGATGCAAAAACAAAAGAAGCACGCGATGCTGCTGAATTAAATTTACGAGCGGCACAGGCCGCAGCAGCCAGAGAAATGAATAGCGACAGAGCCATAAATCAAATGAGATATGGAGAAGGCGAAACAGCTGATGCGTTACGTAAGACAGCATTAGGTATGCGTAATTATACTAATGCAGTAGCGGAAGAACAAGAAAAAGCACGCCGAGCTGGAAAAGAAATTAATGAAGAACAAGCTGCAAGAATTTTAGAAGACCGTGCAAGATATGCTCAAAAATTAGCTAGCGGTAAAGCAGAACAAGAAGCACAGGATGCGCTTACAGCAGCCAAAAAAACTGGTAACACAGCTGAAATTGCTGCTGCCGAAGCTAAAGTTAAAGAAGTACAACAGGCAAAAGCCGAAGCAAAACCAACAGAAGCCTTAATTCAAATACTTAATAGACTAAATGATACCATGGCTTCTTTTGTAATTTCTGGAGTTGCTGGTGCCAAAGGCGCTGCTGGATCTCCTGTAGGTCAAGCTGCATTAGACAACGCACTTAAAGCAACAAGAAATGAAAACGCATTGGCCCGCGGTGGCATCTTAAACATGCCGGGCAAAGACGAAATTGACAAAGCAATTGCTGCCGGTAACTGGAAATTAGCAGGCGAAAAGATTGCTGACGGTTTTATAGGAATGGCTAAAAATTGGTGGGATACTGCCAAGTCAACTGTTACTGACATGGCAAAAGCTGCCGCTAAACCTAACGGACAATTTGCAGAAGGCACGGCTGGCTCAGGATTTGATGTAAGCAAACTTGTGCGAGATTTTGGAACAAAGACTACAGTTGATTTACACGGTAAAGAAGCGGTTGTAACAGAAGATCAACTTAAAAAATTAGTTACAGGTGTTATGTCTGGTTCAATGGTTTCAACTAGACAAACAACGACAGAAACTTCTACATCAGGTGGAGGTGAAACAACTACAACACGTAAACAGTCAGATGCAAGTAAAGCCGCCGAACAAGAATTAGCAGATTTATGGCAAAAGTTTGGAACAGATTGGCAAAAACGTAAAGAAGTTTTAATTGAAGGCATGGCAGTAGAAGACAGAAAGTTTTCTAAAGTACAGGCTGCAATGAAAGGCG